CTATATCTTGCTCGGCATTATCCGACGCTCTACGCACTTTGATAGCGCTGCCTGTGTAGGTGTTATCCAACAAGCGTAAAGAGTACGCAGCAGCAGCACCACTATAGTCGTTAAGTAACCCTGTGTATGCTGGTGGCTTAATAGGATTAAGCACCTTCAAGTCGGCCTTCAAGCAAGACATACTCTCCACTGTACCGCCATCAGCCTCTACTCTATCTCTAAAAGCATTAGCTACAACAACATAGTACGGGGTGATTACACCTCCTGTAGTTAATGATAACCCTAGACCTAACATAGCTTATGCTATATATGCAAGGACATCACCACTAACAACAGTAATGCTGCTGAACAATCCGTAGATAGTTACACCCGCAGGGATAGTCTCCGCAGTTAAGTCATCACCAGCCTCTGAGCTAAGTGTAATGCTTGCATCTGCTAGTACAGTGATTGCACGGTAGAATTCACCTGCAATTGAACTGCCACCCGTTCTAAGTTTTTTGAATCCCTTCTGACCAAGAACTTGGCGTTGGAAGTTAGGGGTTGCGTTTACGTTTTCGTAAGCCATCGTATATCAAGTTTTAAGTTGTCAAGATCAATGCGCCTGTGCGCTAAATACCTGACAAAGATAATTATTATAACAACATATCTGTTTGGTCCTCAGGAAGTTCACCGCGCTGTCCTTGACGCTGGCTAATGAGCTTTGACTGCTCAACCGCCTGCTTCTTCACGCGCTTATCCTTTCTGTCTTCCTTCATCGTCTCAGCTGAGGTTTTTACTTGGCTTTCAATCTGCTGCTCTATAACACCGTACTCACCTTTAAGCTGTTCTAGCTCCATACGCATCTTGTGCTCTAGCTGTGCTAGCTGAGCCTTCATCTCAAACTCCATCTGCTTCTTCTGCATCTCCATCTGCATCATCGCCTGTTCTTTCTGAACCTCGGCCTGCATAGAGGCTTGTGCTGCCTGAGCATTAGCCTGTGCTTGTGCTTGGATGTTTGCTTGTTGTAATTGCTGCTGCTGAGCGATACGCTTCTTACGGCGTATTACTAAGAGGCGCTCTGCTTGGTCCACATCTTTGATGTTGCGGATAGCAATAGCATCTTCCAGATCAATCTCCTTCTGAGATAATGCAATCTGAATGTTCTGCTCCAAGTACTGACGGTCTCTATCGTTGAGGTCTGTCATTACCTGAATACCAAAGTTGTACATCGGTAAATCCTTGAAGCTATTCAACACCTTCATATTAGTCTTGCCTATAGCCTTCTCATATACCTTGTATAGTACAGACTCTGCAGGAAGGATCTGTAGACATTTTAAGATGTCTTCACAGACCTTCCGGTACAAGATCATAGATGAGTTAGTTACGTCGTATAAAGCGTTGTTTCCTGCTGCAACAGCCATCTGATTCACACCTACCAATGCCTCACCCTTAGGTGTGGTACCGTCCATTACCTCATTGATACCCGTAGCATCACGGATCATACGTAGGTAGTGGTTGTATAAAGCGATAAGCTCGTTTATGTTTCTAATGCGGTTGTCTATCTGTTGTACCGGTGGGTTTTGGAAACCACCTTCAGGGTTCTTACTACGGTAGTAGAACACACCCGTTTGCTCGTAGATGTCTTGGATCTCTAGCGGTTGTAAGTCACCACCGCGCCCTAGGTCTACATTCTCTAGCCCCTCAATATCAATGATGATACCGTCTGGCTTACTCTTAGCGATAGCCTGCTGTATCTTGAGGTGAGACAGCTGCAATTGATCTGCAAATCCTATGACACTAGAAACTAAGCTCTTAGGAATCATATTACGGATATTCGTAGCTACAACTGAGTACGACATACGAGCCTTCGTAAGGTCGTGGATATTCTTAGGTACGTTGTTTTTTTGTCCGTAGTTAAAGATGTACTCTGTACCTACAATGTGCATACCACCATAAATAGTAGCATTGTTCATCTGTATAGGCTCTCTGTCGTATACGCTGTTTTTTGGGGCTTCGTAGCTGTTGCCTTTGAAGTAGAACCCAATGTTTCCAAAGCGTGATTGCTTCTTTTCGTAGATCATAGAGTCAACAGATAAGAACTCAAAGTCTAAGACCTCTATAGTAAACTCGTCGTAGCCGTAGTTATAACGGCCTAGACGTTGGTCGTAGTAGTTATCTACAAAACTTGAAGCGTTATTGCCGTACTTATTCATTACGGTCTTAGCTATCTTTTGGTACTGCTCCTCAGTAAACTGATCACCAGCCAAACGCTTAAGCTCCTGTATGGAGATACGCTTGAGGTGTCCAGCATAAATCATATCAGAAAACGTAGGGTCATCTGTATGGCTATGAAGGAAGTAAGCAGGGTCTACATACTCCTCTTGTATACCGTAGTTGGGATCGTTGCTACGCTTGGTAACAGCCATACCACAGTTCACTAAGTCTTCAACGTTACGGCGATATACACGCTCATCAAAGTTGTTCCAGCTTAGCGTCATATTAGTGGCTAGCTGTGCAGCAATCTCTGCGTCGGTCTTTATATTAGTGTCTAGGAATATCTCTACCTCTTCTGGTGTTTGTGGTAGCTTGTCTGGATCTACATCAACATCAAGACCTGCAGCTTTTGCTTCTTGGAACATTTCCTTGTTCTCAATACGCAAGGCAATCTTCTTCTTCTTGATGTCTTTCTCATTCTGTGATAACGGGTCAATAGCCTCTACCTGTGGGTAGCGGTATGATGAGATGATTTTATTAACAACAATCTTTGCAAACTTAGGGACAATAGGTACTGGTGTCCAGTCCAACGTCATCATAGTGCCGTCGCCATTATTTGCATCAAGAGAATTAAGTATCTGCTTATAGATAGAAGTATCTTGAGTACCATTAGCGTACTGACGGGCAGTTTCAAACTCCTTGAAGCGCTTGCGATACAAGCTTCCCTCAGTGTCTACACCTCCCCATTGAGCAACTAAAGCTTTGGCATAAGCTAATCCGTATGCCTTCTGTACTTTCTCCTCCGTAGCTGCTAGCGGATCTGGAAAAGTAGATTTATTGTAATCATTCATCGTTTCGCTGAATCGTTATCAACTGCAAATATAATGTTTTTATCAACGCTGGATTGACTTGCCCTTGCGGAAGAAGGTCTTGTTGTCAAACTTAGATTTCTCTTTCTTCTTCTTTGTGCGTTGTGCAGCTAATAATGCCAGCCCCGAGGAGATAGTAAGGTCATACTGTGTACGGTTGTCTATACGGAAATTAATCCAATCCTCTAGCGTTCTATTGAAGTACATCGGCATATAGTCCCCGTTATCATTCATACCTACGTGGTCGTGAATAAAAGACTCTATCGCCTGTGCGTGAGCCTGTATAACGTCCTGTGAGTTAGACGGAATACCCTTAGTCTTAACAGTTACCCTAGCTGTTGATTTGAGATGATCGGGCCTGTCCATTAAATACTCATCGTACCCTCTGGTCTCAAAGTATCTAGCTATACCGTACTTGTTATTCTCTATTAGTATTTTATACCCGTAGTACACGGCAGCCATCAGTACATCCTCATAGAATATCCTAGCCAGTGGTGGACGCGAGGCATACTCTAACACAAACATATTAGAGGGGTGCGCCATATTAAACTTGTTGTATAGATGGTAGGCTCCCTTAGAGCCTCTACCATCAACGGTAGCATCTAGGTCATAGCTATCCACGCCACCTACGCCAAGCCAATCATTACCCGGAGCCTTCTTACCGCGCTCTATAACTACCTTGTTACGCAGCTCTACGGGTGGCAACCACGCCACACGGAACCTACCGTTTGCATCTGGTCTAAATACAACTTGAGTATCCTGCTTACCGTTCTCCCAAACAAAGTTACCCTGCACCACCGGTTGTGGGTAAAGGTCTTGATTGTATTCTATTTGCTCGTAGATCTTAGCAATATTGAATAAGCTAGATTTAGTAGAGTCTCTGAAGGCTTCCTCTGCGGTAAACGGGAACTGACGTATTGTTTCGTTAAGCTCATTGCTATCACCTGATAATCCTTTGCGTTCATTCTTTAGGTATGTTTTTGCACCTATCTCAATAAGCTCATCGTCAATACCCATAACTGGCTCGTCAGGGTTTTCTACTACAGGGTTACCATAAATATCAAAGAACCCTTCTAGCGCTTCGTACGCTGGTACAAAAATCCTATAGAGCATACTCTTGGTCCTGCCGTTAGAGTTTCTATCGTTAGGGTTGGACATATCCCACAGGTCTCGGTAGTTTCTACCTCCTTTGTCCAGAGGGTTAACTGTTGAGCCTATGATGGCCTTGCCTACAAACTTACGCCCCACCATTAAACAGGTACGCTGGATACGCCAGACCTCTAGTATATCTTCAGGGCGCTCAAACTTACCGCCCTCATCAATAAACAACAGCTTCAGTTTCTCACCGTCATAGGCATTGGAAGTGGTATTACGCCAGTTGATAATCGTATTAAGTGCTTGACCTTTAGAGCTGGTCTTGTTGTTCTTCGTGATCCTTTTAGAGGGCTCACGAAATGCTAGCTCCTGACGTGGGTTGGTAGTACCATCCTGTATAGGTTTAAAGAAGAATGGGTAGTGTCTGTACATACCCACCACCTTTTTCATAAAGATATTCTCCTGAGCATCCTTACCCGTCTTAGACATTATACCCACGGTGACATCGTAGGTAGAAGTACCTACATCGTCCACCTTACTAGCGGCGACGTTGGTGTAACCTGAACGGCGACACTTAGTATACAGCTGTCCTGCACACCTTGGGTCAACGAAGCAAGCCTCCATATGGTAATTGATATCTCTCTGGAACTGTAGGTAGTAGCCGTAGAAGCTGGCATCTATCTTACTCCACTGCAGCATCATATAGTGTGCACCGGTAAGGTAGGTAGGCTCCCC